CCGTGTTGGGAATGTCGCAAAATAGCAGAGAAACTTGGTTATCCGGTTTAAGGGGGCAAAATGGAAATGAAAAAAATACTTGAAGTGCGTCTTTTAAGCGGCGTAATCTATCGTGTAGGAAGCACAGTTAATGATCAAGAAATAAATTACATTGTTGAGGATATCGATGAAAATGGTGATAGCATATATAATCTGTTTAATAATAACAATTGGGTTTTTGCTTATATCCCGTATCATGCGGTTGCCGTTATCATATTTGATATGATTTCATAATTCCCTTTTGTGTCTGATTCCAAGCCTTTTTACACTCAAAACAAAAAATCCGGTCAATTCTTATCAGGTTTCGGCCGGATTTTTTGTATTTTTTGCCCAGATATGATAGGTTTTTACTGCCGCATGAGCATACTATATGCGACAAATAGGGCCGTAAAGATTCATTTTTAGCTGATTGTATCAGCATTTTCCTCTATTTCGATCGGTTTATATGCTTCAATTTCGCAATCCCCAGAGCAAAGCGGCGGATATAACGGCCTGCCGCCGCAATCGCAGTTGCGGTTTACGCGTTTACAGCAATAAACCGGCGTCCAATCGAAAACCTCTCCGCAAATAACGCACTTAGTTTCCATGTCGCTCCTTTTGGTGATCTTTACAGTGAGAATAACCAGAGTCCCGAGGTCCAAATTCTCCGCCGCATTGTGAACAATAAACTTCCTGAAATTTTAGAAACGACTGAATAAAATTTTTCAAATCTAACCACCTATCAGGCCAGGTATGCCTTGCATCTGATTCATATAATAAAGCAAGTGGTTTTGTTTTTTCAATTTCATTCATTTTTAGCAAAATCTTACTTGCTGTTTTCATTCAATCACCTCCCCATTTTGCTTCAGTATATCGTTTATTTTTTGTAACAGGGTTATAGGATCTATCGCCCTGTTGGTAATAGGTTTGACCGCAAACCGGGCATTTCCAGCGTGTTTTTGGCCAGCCTTCGCCGGTTAGCCTTAATTTTACGGCGCTTGTGCCTAATTTGCATCTTAATGTTTTGCAGTCTGGCCTTATCATTTCTGATTCGCCTTATCCATAAAGCGCGTTTTATCAATATAATAGTCGTCGCTTAAAAGTAGTAAATATAATGCCGGCTGAATACTAATTTGTTGCTGAGCTGTTTCGTCTAAAAAATCCCATTCGTAATCGTCTTGATTTTCGTCTTCTTCGGTGCCATTTGGGTCGCCCGCCTCTGTATACTCGTCAGAATACATAAAGCTTTCAATCGTGCAATAATTTATCCGCTGTCCGCCGGCTCCCTGCCAAAAAACAAAAACGTCAAAATATAATCGCTGATCGTAACAAAGCCGCGTGTATTTTTTTTTAATATCTTTTAAGCTAAACTCGTTTAATAACGCTTTATATGATAAAACATTCTGCCCGTTACCGGTTAAAACAGGCCTATGCAGCCCCTCTAAATATAGATTAATGCGTTCGAATCCAGGCCGCTTATTGTAAATTATTACCTCATTTTTACCCGATTCTATGTACATAAGCACGCAATCAACCGGATATTCGTAGGCATAAACGGCTTGCGCCACCAGCATCGATACTAAAATAGATATGATCCTATTCATGTTTAAACCACACTGAATCATATAATTCGTCTTGTGTTATTTTAATTTTTTCATAGGGGTGCCATTCGTTTTCCCAAACAAAAAGGCCTGTATCGCGGTCTATTTCAACGCAAACTAGGCCCTGCCCATTAGGGAAATCTTTGCTTTTTAATATGGCGCCTACCGTGAACTGCTGACCCTTATTATCCTTTAAATATTCAGTCATTTTATTTTTCTCTTTTTTCCATTATTTTGCTCTAATCGGGCCGATGCTTTCTTTAGCCCTGCCTGTATTCCCGCTAGACAATGCTCACAAATATATAGATGTTTTTCGTCATAAGTCATTATGCTTAAATCTATTACTGTTGTTTTTCTCTCGCAGCAATCACAATGCACGTTATCTATTATCATTAGCATCCATCCGTATAATAACAGCTCGTCGTCTTTTCCCATAATGTCACTCCCCCCGGTAAATCATCTCGCCGTTTTCCCAGATTTCAAAGCGTAGGCAATCAATTCGTATCATTTCGTCTATGTCACATAGATCGTAGCTGTAGTTATAAACATAACCGTCTAAGCCTAAGAATAGCCCGTCTTTTGAATTTACGGTCTTGCCAGTATCCCTGTCGTATATTCTGATTGTTTTCATTTTATCAACTCCGGTAAATTACACCAGTATTTGACAAGCCCAGATCTAATAGGCCAGAACTTGCCAAACGACTTGTAAATAAACTTATCCGTCTCGCCGTCGTATATCATAACCAGCCTGGCTGCGTTTGAATCGTTAGGCGGATGATATGCCGGGTGAATTAAAACCATCGTTCCGTGCTCTGGTCGCTTGTGCTTTGTTCTGTGCCATTTTTTCATGATTCAAAATGTCCTTATAAACCGTTCAGCCATTTCTATAGCTATAAAAATGTGTTTAACGATTGAATTCGTGCCTGTCTCGTCCTCTAGTACAACAGATGTGTCTATCCAATTTGAAATGACGAAAACATTTTTACGCGCTTATTTATATACCGCTATTAAATCTTTATCGTCTATTTGAGAAACAATCGGCTTTAAATGTCCTTTTATTTTTATCGGTTCCATTCTACTTTGTTGACAATTTACAAAATACATTCGCATGGTGGATATTCGTCTGTCCTAAATAATGGCCGTTGCATTTCGTTAACCACAACCCTCAAAGGCCTTGCATTGCCATATAAATACAACGGTTTTTTACCAATAAACTTACGGTACTCCCTGTTTCTTGCTTCTAATTTTTTGGCTTTGCAAAATAAATCGGGATGATGCATTCTCAGTTTTTTCCATTCGCTGATTGTTTGAAATGGGCAAAACCAACATTTCGATCTGTGAGGTATTGGCAACCCAGCATCTTTAATTATTTCCTTGCATTTTTTTCTGCTTATTTCATTTTCAAGCAATGGAAATCTGTGCTCTATATCGTTTTCAATAGAAAGCTTTGCCCTTTTTGCTTCGTCCGTTGAAAATGCCAAACTTTTAAACGAAGGTCTATCCACATAATCAGCAAAAGGTTTTATTTTGAAATTAACAGTACACCATCTTGGGAAAGTAGCAGGCACCATCTTATATTTCCAAGAGTACTCATACAAGCTACCGTTTTTTGGTTTAATTATTGTCAGTTTATATTTAGCGATAAACTTATTTATAAATTCATATGTCTCTGGGTATTCGCTCCCGGTATCGCAAAAAACCGCCTCATCAAAACCCCCTAAAAAAAATGCCGCTGTTGAATTTACGCCCGCCCCGAAACTAAGATAGGTTTTCATTTATCACCCTTAAAAAAACAAAACATTATTTTTAACTGTCTACTTCGTTGACACCACGCTGTGGTGTAAAGTAAGTTGACACCTGCAATAGATATTTGCGTAATTAAGATTACAAATAACCGTATTTTATGTTGTGTTTTCCTACACTTTGTATGGTATAATGTATGGCTCATTTATTGCCCTTGTAAGTTGTTGAAATCATGGGATATTCTGATACCTGTTTTGGCTTCTCAAAAACTATGCGTTTATTGCGCCTCTCCGCTCCGTATTCTATTTCAGCAAAAAAAGGACCCGCGATTGTAGACTTACTTGACACATTCATAAAAACCTTTTCCAATTTTTGGGTGCAATAATTTTATTGCGTCAACTTAGTTGACACCACGTTGTGGCATATTAGTTTATCAAATATGCTTTCAAACGGGATACCATGAAGGGCTAATATTTTAGCTGCTTCAATTAAAACACGCGCTTGCCTAGGAGCAATCGGATATTTCCTAATAGGTCGAGTCACCCAATCTTCCCAGTGCATTGTTGTTTCTTCGTACATAATTTCTGATCCAAGTTTTTTCTCTAAATTTTTTATTTTTAAAACTTCTTTTATTTTCCGTCACTTTTCACCTCCAGCCAATTACCAAGAAACAGAAACAACCCTTGAGACCTTTAACCTCGAAACAGAAACAACCATTTGTTCGCTGCCTCTTTCTTCTTGTAAAACTTGCTTTTTATTTTTGTCCAAATAAATTATCTTAGGCGCAGATATTAGAACATATTTTCCGTCTGCGTCATAATGGTAAACAGGGGTTTCACCTGTTATGTTGTTATATAAAATAATCTGTTTTAGTGCCTTAATAAGCTCATTGATTGTCATATTTTAAGCCTCCGATAATAGGTCAATATTTCCTTCACCCTCCAGGTATTTTGCGCCGCCGTATTCGGTCTTTTTGTCCAACTATTTTTTATCACTCCAGGTAATAGCTAACGCGAACGCCTGCCAAATGTGTTTAGAAAACCCGTAAAACGGTCCAGGGTTTTTTTTGGTTCCTTTGCCGTATAATCCAAATCTGCGCATGGGATCGTATCGATCTACAATTGCGGTTATTATGTTTTTATCTTTAGCCCTGGTGTTTCCGCACAAATGCATTTTAACTGCGTGGCGTGGTATCCGCTCAAATTTAACCATGCAATTTTCAGCGATTTTTGAAAACCTTCCGCTCATAAAAACCGTTTGAAATGTTGACTCACCAACTGACATCCCGTAACTTTTTATTTTTTCTACCAAAACCGTCAAATCCATATTCCATTCAGAATACTTTTCTATTGTTTTTTCAATCTCGCTGTTTTCGCAAATTTTAAAATCAACAATATATGGGCAATTGTTTTTTGGCTTTAATAAAATTCCGAAATCGACGACTATGTATCCACTTTCCTCCGGTCCTGGGTCAATTGCCATTATCATCGTTTTTTATCTTTACTGGCCTTTAGCTGTTTAAGTCTCTGATATTCAAGATTATCTTCTTCTTTTGGAATTTTTTGATATCTGATTGCCAATGAGGTTTTGCAATCAGTGCAAATACACCAATATGAATCGAAATCTTTAATCTCATCCTCAAAAACATTTTTACCTTGGCATATTGGACAAAAAAAATCGGAAACCAGCCATGTTTCTTTTTTTGGCTGTTTTTCATGCGTGTAAATTTCCATCTTTAAAGCTCCATTTCTTTAAGTGCTGCTTCAGCTTTTATCTGTAACTCACTTTTTTGTATCTCAAAAATGCTGTTTGATAGGTGGTTTAAAAAAGTGTCGGCACGTCTTAACGCGCATTTTTTTGCTGTGGCGTCGTCTTTTCCACAGTAATTCAGAAATTCCCTAAAAATCTGTATTTTAGGTCTTTCGCCGATTACTGGGTGATGCCATTGTTGTTTTGATACATTGACCCAAATTTCAAAAAACCAACACGTTTGCCTTGTTCTGTAAACAACAACACTTAACATTTCGTGCTCTATTCCCCAGACGCCCTCATATAATTCCAACCATGTTCCCATGATTTTATCCTACGTTGTGCCGATTTTGAATTTAAGGTCGTTTCTCCTACTTCTACAAGTACAACTCTAAATTTTTATTTTTTGCACGTAGGGTAACCTATGTCGACCCTAGAAAATTTACAATCATGACTGTAGAGCTTTAACGTAGAGCAAGAATCGCTATTTTTGAGCTGGGTCACTGACCCTTTTTTTGTGCTTTTTTTTTAGCCGCTCAGAAGCCCGTTTTTTTTGATCCGCATTTAGCTTATTTTTTACAGCTGGGTTTCTTCCGAAGCGATATTTAAAAAGTGCGCAAGTTTTCAAATTACATACCCTTACACTTAGTGGGTTAAAGTTATGACATTCCAAACATTTCCAACGAATCGCCTTTAATGGCGTAAGGCTAACCTCTAAAATGTCGTTTTCTTTATTTGCCAGTATTCTATGTTTTATCGACATTTTCATAACCCTCCGCCAATGTTATTTCGCCGTTTTCCAATTTCCAAAGCTTTCGTGTATTTTCCAAATACACAACTTCTAGCCCGCAATAACGACAGCGATAAATATTGTCTTTCAGTTTTGCATATATTGCTATGTATTCATGCCCAAATCGTTCACATTCATGTTTTTTTGCCATGCTCAGACTCCCATTGCATCACGTGTTCGCCGGCAACTAATTTGACTTTGAACCCGCAAACAATGCACCTGTAAAATGTAAATTTTTTTTCACCCCATTCTCCCACAAAATCATGCCCGTAGAGATCGCATTGCGTTTTTACATTTGGCGTTGCTGTCTCTGCGTAAATAGGCAACTTTATGTTTTGTACTTCTAAAATTTTATGCTTTATCGCCATTTTCCCTATCCCATTCGCTCAGTGCCTTAAAGCCGGATACGCCGCCAACCTCCCATTGCATCACATTTTAGCTTGGGACTAATTTGACTTGTAAACCGCAAAAACGACACTTATACTTCCAGTCTTTCTTTTTCGCCCATGTTGCTATAAATTCATGACCGTAGCGTTCGCATTGCGTTTTTTTCTTTGGATTATTAGTTTTTGCCCCAACAGGTATCTTGACGTTCTGCACTTCTAAAGTAACTGATTTCTTCATATTTCTTCTCCGGTTTTCAGATAATGGTAGTATTTTCTGTTTTTTTCGTCGATCTGCCGTAGCCGCTCAATCTCCTTCTCGTAATTTTTAGTCACATCGGCTTTAACGTTCTCGGGCAAATAATCAATAAACGCCTGTTGCCGAGGGCCAAAAAAATTAGCGGGATCTTTTCGGTATTGAGGGGAGGTTCCGATTTTTTCAATCGCGGCGCTGTAATTTTCTATCGTCGATTTTAACTCCTGGGGCATATATTTCCTGTCTTTGCCGTTTTTGCCTCTTAGCAGCGCTGCAATGTTTTTTTCAGCTCTTTTTGTCGTTTTGAATTCCGGCTTTATTTTTTCGACGTAAAATTTCAAAATCTCACTCTCTACGCGCGCGCGCGTGTTAGTTTCTTTATCTTTCTTTTCTTTCTTGTATGTGTTACTTGGTTGCCACTTGGTTGTTACTTGCCTGTTACTCTTTGTGTTACCTTTTTTTTCTTTAGACTGGTAACGCTCCCAATTTATTATCGTTATTATCGAGTAATGGGTGTTACTTTGGATGTCCAAATTTTGAAGCTTTTTTAATTTTAGCAGTCTTTTGTAAACTGAACTACCGCTCACCTTCAATTTTTCGGCAGCTTTTAGCCTCCCAAAAACGAATTGCCCCGGCATTATTTTTACCTCCGTTTCACCCCGGCCTGTTTTGACAGTTACCCACTGCTCTTTATGCGATGCCCTCAATAGACACCAAATCCAAAGCCTTAAAAGTTCGGCATTTTTAAAAACTGCGCTATCAAGTAATTTATCGTATAATTTAACCCATCTATCTGAATACATTTTACTCTGCTAAAATGCTTTTTACAGTTTTTAATATTTCGTTAGAAATCGACTGAGTTTTTTTAACTTCCTCAACTGTGCTGTCCATTGTTTTTCTTATTGATTCCAGGTCAATATTTAAAAACTCTAATATATCAAGTGAAGGATTTTTTTTATTGTGTGCCGTATCTGCAAGCGCCTCTAAAATATCCCTCACTTTTAAAATGCTTTTTGAACGTCTTGCTAAAATTTTTCTGTCATTTTCGTTTTCAGACATATATTTATACGCTTGAGCATATATGTATTTTAAATCCTTATAAATTTCTAAATATTCGCCATGTGTCAGCATTAACCCCACCTATTTTTTAATTTTCGCCTCTATTTCCTCTTGATCGACGCCCAATAGGTCGGCAGTTAGTTTTATCGTACCTTCATCAAGCAAATATGAAAGCATTTTTTCAACGCTGTCAAAAGGCCCCAACAGTCCCGCTCTAAGGTGTATGCCGTTATAATACCGTAAAATTTCATCCCAATTTACGCCCATTACAAAACCTCCCGTTTTTAATGTACGTTTAGCTTTTCGTTGGAATTGACGACAACCGATAGCTGCAAAATGACATAATCAATAAGAGCAAGAGTCGGCGCCGGAATTTTACCGTTTTTTTTGTAACGCCTGAATGTCCTCGGGGATACAAAGATCAACTCTGCCGCCCTATTTTGTCCCCCTGCCAATTTTTCTAATTTTTCAAGTTTCGTTTTCATAAATACATTATCGGTCAATATGTCCTTTTTGTCAATATAAATTTTATTGTTGACATTAGGACAAAATGACCGTAAGATTATAAACACCATGACAAAAAATGACCGGATAATTATTTCGAATATCCAATTGCACCTCAACGAAGCAGTTAGGTATATTTGCAAATTATCCGAAGATGGGTGGATGGAATTAATTAAAAAAGAAAAAGAAAACGGATCAAATTTAACTGTTTTTGAATTCAAAAAGATAATTGATGAATATTGCAGGCACCGTAAACTGTGAACATTGCAAAATAGAGCGTGAAAGTCATAGGGAGCATTGTGCGACTTTTGGCTGCCCAAATAATCCTGACAAATTTTGCAAATCAATTAAGGATATAGAGCGTGTAAACGCTTTTTTTACTAAGCACAGCAAATCATATAGAAGGAGACAAATTATGGGAAAAGTAGGTTTTTTTAGGGTTTTGGGTATGGTCGGAATGCTGGCCGAAGAATTGAGCAAGGCCGCTGAAGATGGCAAATTGACGGCTGATGAACTTTTGACGATAGGAGCAAAAATCGCTCAAAGCTTAAATATTGAGCTTATAGATTTTAATGGTGTCGAATGAAATTAAAATATTAGCAGCCTTTTGTAAACTGAACTTTGGTCTTGCGCAGATATTAAAAACACTAGCGATGTTACAGATACGCGCTATGCAAACCCTTTCAACGAACGGTTTGAAAATGCAAAAAAAAATTAAAAAAATCCATGTCAGATATGGTGATAATAACGAAACTTTTACAGTTGGTGATAGTATTGAAGATAATTATATAGGGTCAATAAATAGGTATAGTCCGCTTGGCTGTTATGATTTATATAACAATGAGGATCGGTTGTTTTTAAGAATTAACAAGAGGTATGTAGTAGCAGAATGGATAGATTACAAATAAACAGTTTTCGCCCCTTGAACCGTTGCTCGGCTACGGCTTGGCTTTGTGTGTATTCGGGCGAAAATTTAGCAAATGCTCCGCAGGCGGGCCGTAAGCCGGGGCGCCGAATAGCCGAACGCCGATGGCAACGGGTTATTTTGGCATGAGTAGGTTGGGTGTGTTTCTGATTATAGTTTCATGGGTTTATGTTTATTTATTGTTCAAAATTCTGTTTTAGGGGGTGGTTTGGATAGCGGCACGGACAGAACTTTAATTTATTTAATGTTTTTAACATGGAAGGTGTTTGTTATGGGTTTAATTTCCGCTAAAGAGATTTTTAATTACATTAGATTAACGTGTCGGGATATTTTGTTTGCTGCCGCTATCGCCGCTGGTATTTGTGCTGTTGTGTATTTTTTGCTTGAGGCGATGGCAAAATACTAAAAGGAGGAAAAAAAAATGAACTGGATAGCATTTGTCGATGCAATAGTTGGCGCTTACACGAATACATTTTTAACGTTTAATAACACAACCACAGCCCCGCTTAATGTCAAAGTTATTTTAGAGGGATATAAAATGGAATTTGATATTGCTCCTGGGTCAATAAAATATCCTCTTGCACAGGTTTGGAGCATGTTCGGACACAAGAAGGGCGAAAAAAAGAAGATAGAGGGAACATGCTTTGTTTCAGATATAGACGGGCTTGAGGTAAGCGCAGTGGTGGAACATTCTAACTTTTGGATGACTCAGAACCCGGTAAAAAAAATCAGATGGCAATTAGACCGGTTTAAATGTTCTGGTAATCCTCCGTTTGGTCCAGGCGTAGGTAGGGTAGGTCCGTTTCCTGGGCCCGAAGATGTCGGATAATTAAAAAACATCCTGCTACAAGCGCCGCCGTCTAAAAGTTTAAAGGGAGCCCGAACTACCACCATGCATTCATAAAAGCGGTTTGGCTCTCGGCAGGATCAGATTAATTATATTTGAGTTATTAAAATGAAAGTTAACAAAAAATGCGAGTGTATTTTTTGCCCAACATGCAAAGGATACGGCAACCTATGGGTGTCATTTTCTGGGAAGCATTTTAGTTCAGAACGATTTGACGACTTGGCAGACCTTGAACCTTGCTTTGATTGCGGCGGAGATGGAATTTCGCAGATGTGTTTAAAATGTCAGCTTGAATATGAGAACGAATATGACCGTTTTAATAATTATTAAAAAGGAGGTTAAATGGCTCCACATTACGCAATTGGAGAAAAAACGGTTGAAAAAATAGGCACTCAGGTTATGGGCTTATTAGACGACTACATGGCCGAATTAAACGAGGCCTTTCACAATGCAGATGATTCAGCAAATATAACGTTTCAAACGAAAATCACAGATACAAAAAACGGTTTAAGGGTAGAAACAAAGATAGGTTTTGTAAAATCTAAAATAACGGCGACTTTAAAAGATTATGTTCACGAAAACCAGCTCGAAATGTTCGAAGCTGAGGCAAAATGATAAACGTCGGTTTCAAATTCGATCTAACAAATGATCAGTATCATACCAATTCCAAATATGATTTTTTAAGTTCCTCAGGATTGCGCCAATTTTTAAAATCGCCTGCACACTATAAGGAATATAAAGATAATCCGACGGCGCCAACAAAGGAAATGATTTTCGGAAGTGCTGCTCATGTCGCAGTTCTAGAACCACATAAGTATGATGATTTAGTGGCCGTCAGAAAAAAAGTGGATGGCCGCACAAATGAAGGCAAAGAATATAAAGCAGATTTTGAACTGCAATCAATAGGAAAGCTTATAGTTGATGAGGAACAGGCCGAACATATTGAAGGAATGAAAACTGCGCTTAAACAATACGAGGTAGCCAGCAGCTTGATAAACAGCCCGAATTCAAAAAAGGAAGTAAGCGGCGTTTGGATTGACGCCTTTGGTGTTGCTTGTAAGCTCAGAGCCGATATTTTAAATATAACCGATAGAATAATTGTTGATTACAAGACTACTAAAGACGCCTCAAAGCGGGCATTCAAGCGGGATATTTTTTATCGAGGGTATGATATCCAGGCGGCTATGTATTTAGACGGGGTTAAAAAAATTTTAGATACAGACCGCTTTATTAATTTTCTTTGGATAGCTCAAGAAAAAACGCCGCCTTATGGGGTCGCTGTTTACCGGGCGGATACTGAGGTAATAGAGCATGCATTTGATAAAATAAACAAATGCAAGCCGCTATTCAAAGAATGCGTAAAAAATGACAAATGGCAAGGTTACGAAGATAAAGTACAAAACATTATGCCTTATGGGTGGTCTTAATGTCATCAATACAATACCAATTAGATAAGCATTATCGGGAAATGTTTAATATTAAAGCCGAACAATATTACAGAGAAACCAAATGTATAGCTGAACATCGAGCAAAATTAAGGGACATTTTTATTCCTAAATATATAATTAAGGGTGGTATTCCTGACGTAGTATATCCAGAGGCGTTTTATGAGGCGGATGATTATTTAGATAAACTTCAACAAATTGTTTGGGATAGAATATTTAAGGAGGTGAAACTTGAACGAAATAGTTAAAAGTCAAAGCGCAGTTGTAGAAATTGAGCAAAGCCGGGCGATACAAGAAGCACAGGCAGCTATGGTAATAGCAAAAAAATTTCCAAGGGATAGAGACGCAGCAGTTGAAAGAATAAAGGCCGAATGTTCCCGTATAGATTTAGCCAAGGAGGCCATGTTTGGATATCCGCGTGGAAAAACGATGGTTGAGGGTGCTACAATTCGACTTGCCGAGGCGCTTGCTCAAAATTGGGGCAACATAAAATTTGGTATACGTGAGCTATCTCAAAGCGACGGCGTTTCTGAGGTTGAAGCGTTCGCCTGGGACTTAGAAACTAATGTCACGCAAATTAAAACGTTTGAAGTGCCACACGTTCGTTATACAAAAAGCGGAAAGTATAAGCTAAAAGACCCGCGCGATATTTATGAATTGGTTGCCAATATGGGCGCACGTAGGCTTCGTGCTTGCATTCTTGGTATAATTCCGGGTGACATCCAAGACATGGCAAAATCTGAGTGCGAAAAAACGTTATACAAGGAAGGCGGAGACCTTAAAAAGCGCATAAAAAGTATGACAGGCAAATTTAAAGAAATAGGCGTATCAGTAGACTTGATTGAAAAGCGGGTACTACATAATATTGATTCAACTACGTCAAGCGAAATAGTAGAACTTGGTAAAATTTATAACTCAATTAATACTGGTATGAGTAAACCTTCTGACTGGTTTGAAATTTCCGAACCGATAGATATTGACGCACAAAAGTTAACCGAAAAAATAAAGAATCAACAGGAAGAAATAGATTACAACGTAGAATTAACGCGCATTGAGTCAGAAGATATTGACGGCTTTAACGATGCGTTAAAAGCTTGCGACTTTAGTAATCGTCCGGTGACAAAAACAGCGCTTAAACAGGTTTTTGAAAAGTATATGAAAGGTAAATAGACGCAAAAAAACAGGAAATAATGGAACAAGCGAAATTCCCGATTGATGGGCTAAGCTTTAATTATTCGGGCGTTTTGCTTGACGGACTTTCGTTTGAACAGGCAAGCGATAGCGACCGGCTAAAAACAAGCGTTGCTATTAGCATGACTATGAATCCAAAGTTAGAATTTATTTTAATCCGTAACGGCGAGAAGTTTGACCAGTCGAATATAAAGGTTATTGCAGAAATGGCAGAAAAAAATGGCTATTTAGTATTAATGGAAAGAATTGGCAATGGTGATGAAGGAGCAATAATAATTGAAGATGGGATGGTTGAAAATGAAACGCCATAGTACTAAATATGACGTAATATAGTTATATATGATATTATACAATCTAAAATAAAGGGGGTTATTAAATGAATTCAGAACTAAAAGACACCGCGCTACACAACGCAGCTTATGATATTTACTGTTTAAAGCAAAGAGCAAAGCGGCAAGAATGGTATATAATCGGGTTACTGGTTTTAATTATACTGCTAATGCTTATTATTTTCCATCCGATAAAAGCTATTGCCGGCGCTCCGTATGATAAAATGATGAGTTGCTATCATGTGTATAGCGACGACAAAAACGATGTTTTAATATATATAAAAAGTTATGACGTAGAAAAGGATATAGAAGTTTGTATTGATAGGTGTACTACTTTTACCATTCCGAGAAATTTTATAAAAGACTTTACTATGTTTGAAGACTTGAAAGATAATTTGTCGGATCACGAAGGAAAAGTGTACGATATATGCTTTGAATTCTTTTATAACGTTGACTACGCAGTATATCAAATATACAAGGGGCAAGCGGTAGAGGTTCAAAGGAATTTACGCAGCGAGGATTTTTTTTAATATAATTTTTATAAGGGGGTTAAAATGGTAAGATCTATGGCAGCAGAACAAAGAAAAATAACTGGGTTATTTTGGGAATCCAGCGAAACCATTTCAGTTGGGAAAAATGGGGTTAATTCTATAGTTGCAATTGATGAGGAAAACGGCGACGTTTGGTTTTTTGTAAAACATGACAATGGAGAATGTTATAGATATAATTCAAGATTCGTCGATTCGGTGGAATATGAAATTTCTTGATTGGTTCAAACATGAGTTTCTGTTGATATGCATTTTATTTTCTATTATGTGTAATTGTATTATGATAATTGATATTTATTTGGAAGTTAAAAAATTAAAAACATTAGCAGAGCAAACAGCAAAATATATTTGCAATGATTCTCAGCCCAATAACAAGCGTTGGTATTCTTTAGGCGAAATGCCTCCGCCACCAAGATTTCCGAAATTAGATTAACTACTTGTCGGCCTTAAACTTAGCTATACAGACTCCAACGGCGCCTATGAGTAAGGTTTCAACACTTTTAGGTATATCTGGCACTAAGGTCAAAAAACATGTTATTAAAACGCCGATAGCTCCGTAAATAAGGTTATCAAGTTCTGCTGCCAAAAATTTTAAAATAATAGTTTTTAAGGCTATTTCATTTGTCATTTTTATTTTTTTCTAAATCAAAATGTACTTTTCTGTGATTGTCCATATAAATCGTAAACCGCCGCTGATCTTCAACTACTTTATTTTGTATTGTCTTTACCTCTGTTACTGACGTGTTTATTGAATCTAAACTTTCATCGAATTTTAAAAAAGCACCGAGCATTCCTCCACCCAAAACAATTACCAAAAAAAAGGCCATAGCCGAAACAAGCATCCAAAATATTTTACTATCGACCTTAGTTGATATTTGCTCCTTAAATTCTTTCACCGCAGCATCAATTTCAAATTCCAGCTTACGCCTGAGATCTGATCCAACAATTTCAACTTTATCAAGCGCTTTTATTATTACAGCTTGATTTTTTTCCTGATTTTGACGAATTATTGCTACAAGCTGTTCTAAAGCGTCGTGACTACCACATTTTGTAATATGCCAGTTTTGCCTACGTTCTGATCCGCTGCGCTTTTCTTGCCCTGAATATTTAGGCATTGTAATAGCCTTTATTTACTATCGCGGTATATTTCATCGAATTCACTAAAGTCCGGTTCGTCAGGATTTTCAAAAAGCAAATCACTTATACCGCTCCTATATTTACGCATGTCAATTTCAATGCATACCAATTCATAACCGTTATCTCCCCAACTAATTGTCGGGCGTTGTATGTGAGCATGTGGGTTGCCGTATAGTTTGGGGTTTGCTGCAATACACCTGTTATGCATAGAGCAGTTTTTCAAGGTACAAACAATATCTGATATTTTTTTTCTGGTTAAAATCAATTTTTACCTTTTATATTTATCTGCTTTACAGCTTCCGCAATGTCTTTTATTTCAGCATTTATATTTTTTAGTTTTGCATCCATTGACCCTAAAATATAAATAATCAATTCATTAGGCGGTTTGGGAGGCGAAATAGTGCCGTCAAATATTTCTGCGCTTTCTGCCGAAGTAAGGCCGCTGTAATCTTCTGCAACCACCATAAAATATCCGTCGAAACTGCCATCTGCAATACATACTGCTTCAGAACTTTCACAAAAAGGAGCGCTTAAATTATATTCTTGCTGTCCTATAGGCCTGTAATATACTTTGTATGATTTTACATCTGGTTCCGTATTTAGCGCCCATCGAGCTATTATTTTATTTTTTTCATTAAATATAGTAAAGTTTTTTACTTTAGCTGGGGCGCTTATTCCGCCCTCGAAAACTTCGTCACTGTTTTCTGACTCTAAAGAAGTTTTGTCGTATGACCTAGCTATAAAAAAGCCGTCACTATCTACAGCAAACCTGCAAGATGTTGTTTTAGTATCGCAAATCGGCTCTTTAGGATATAAGTCTTGATCAAGTAATTTATAATATACCCTATAACCAATTACATCAGGATCATCTACCGGTTCCCATTTTGCTTCTATCTCCGCAGCATAAACCTTACCGCATGTAATGCAAAAAATCATTAACATCGTCATAAATAGTTTTTTCATTTAGTTTCACCAAGGTTGATCATAACATTAACGGACATATTTATATAAAGACTTCCGGGAGCTGGGGGTGAATCGTGCCGGCCGTCAAAAACCTCGTTACTGTCAATACTTTCATTACCGCTTGTATCATAAGATCGACAAACAAAATATCCATCTCCTGGTACCGTAACAGTAGCGGTTGTTTCTGTGCCTGTCCATATAGGCGCCGCATAGTCATAGGCCACCCCTTCTGTTCTATAAAAAAGCTTGTATCCTGCCAGGTCGCCCGCCACAACAGGGTCCCATGCCAATGTTACGTCCGCAGCGTTTGCCGTCGCCGCAAAAACAAAAATCATTAATGCTAAAAGTAGTTTTTTCATTTTTCTTGTTCTTTTAATGTGTAGGTGTATAAAACTTTATTATTTTGTTCATCAGTCGCCGTCTGTGTTTAGGATTATGTCGTCGAAGTATAATGTGCCTGTCCACGAATCGGGATGATTCGAGTTTCTCCATCCTAAGTCAATTCTTGTAACGTCAACATTTGGTGTGGAGCTTTTTGTTATTGTATCAAGTAAAACCTCTGCTGCACTATACAACATGCATGTCGACGCCGCATTTTTATTTATATCCACATTTAATTTATACCATGTACCAGCAGTTAAATCTATTTGGTTGCCTGCCTCGCCACCAAAACGGACTTCAAGGCTGTCCGTAAAAAATTGCAGGTCTAATGCGACGTTCATTGCATCAAAATATAAAATTCTAAAATAATCGATAGTTGTTCTCAGGCCAGAATAGCTTTCTGGTGTTCTAACCCATAAACTAATGGAAAAATCCCCATCGTCTGTTATATCTGCTCTGATATATGCAATGGCGTCCTCATCTAAATCATTATTATCAGAAACGGATAACGAATATCCTCCGTTTTTATAATGTGCTGAATCATAGGTATTTATCGTAGCGTCACTTTCGGTAATCGACCAATCCACTCCATCCTTAATCACAGTACAAAAATCATCAGTCCCATATTCAAATGCCTCGGTCGCGCCAGGGTTGCCTTCCCAATAGTCTGTCCCATTGCAAGTTGATTCCGGACCTATTATTTTTAATCCGCTTACATTATACTCAGCCCCCAGTCCGCTTGCGTGGTACACAAGCCCAACCTCTGCAAACGCAAAGCAGGGAATTATAAGGAATAAAAATAAAATCTTTATCTTAGTCATCGAAAGAGCCGTCATTTCCAGCACCTATAACACTGTTTTTAAATTTGTTTTTTATAAGATTTCTTAACCCAATGCCGATTTTTGTTCCAACATCCTGAGTACGAATTTCAAATCCAAAAATATCATCGAAGCACGGGTCCGACTCGTCACAGTTTCCCGTTCCGAATCCAGTGCAGCAAGCATAAGGTTCTCCCTCAGATACGCAATCATTCACATCAGTTCCAGGATCATCCGGTATATTTTGACAAACATAAGACTTTAGTTGCCTACCATTAGAAAACGTTATTTTGTCTCCATTTGAATCAAGCGAATTATACCTAACCACTAAAGTTTTATCGTCTCTATTTATTATAATCGCTTCCCAATCATAGCTTGAAATTTCAGGCGTGCTTATAGGTTTTGGTGTATCAAGTACAAGTTCTTCTGCTGAAGAAAAAATTGGCAACAAAAAACACATTACAATGATAATAAATAGTTTTTTCATATCTCTTTTATCCTTTTCTTTTTATGGCGATTCTTCTGCCCATGTGCCGATAGACTCCATTGACACCCAAGTTGATGCGCTCGTCCCCACTAAGCAAATATACTCCGTGGCTGCTCCAGTTGATACAATGGCCTCCCCTGCAGAAGCTGTGGTTGCGCCCAACATAATTGTATCTGATGCATCGGGATCTATGGTAATGGCTTGTGCATATAAATTTCTAAAGCAAAACCTCATATTTACAACGGCTGCCGGCAAATCAAACTCTATGGCATCATTATCATTATTTAGATAATATCCATGCATTCCCGAGACTGCGACTGTTGCGGTGTCAGAAGGCGTAACAGAAACGCCACCATTAATTGTGCCTGTTGCAACCAAACTTCCAGTAGCAACATCCCCTGTTGTTGTAATATCCATTGAGCCAAAGTCAAAATCGTCTGTATCAACAGTCACCGTTTTGCTGGTCCCGGTTCCGATGCCAGACAGCTCAAAAAACAATTCTTTGGTCGTATCCCCATTATCAACTATCGGTATTGCGTCGCTTATGTATGCCGTGGTAAGCGTGTCGGTCCATTCAACAGCTGTTCCTGCTGAATCTGTTTGTATAATATCGTATGCCGTTCCAGAATCGGCGAGCTTAGTCACAACGATGTCGGCAGCAGCGCTTATATCTGCATTGGCCAATTCGGATATTGATGTGCCGGTATGAGAATGCCCATCATCAACAATCGTGACAAGCCCCGCAACAGCATTAAAATCCGTATTATCAAAAGTTGCGGCCCCCTTTGTTGATCCGTCATCGTCAGCATCGGCAATGCTAAGTGTTACGTCAGCATCGGCTCCGGGTAGAATGTCGTTTTGTCCGCCTGAAAGCGGTAAGGTTGTAACTAGATCTTTTAATATAACATCTGCGCCGGTTTGAACCTGAGATCCGTTTACTGTAAAAGTAGTTGCTCCTGTAATGGCGACGCTGTCTGATCCAAACGTAAATACGGGATCAGTTGCTCCTGCGTCAAATGTTAACGCAAACCCTGATCCAGACCCAAGGGTATCAGCCCCGGTATTGAGCACGTAATCACTATGCGCCTGGGTGTTATCCTGTGAGTGGCTATAGGCCGTCCCGAAATTAGTTTCTTGTGTGAGAGTGATAATAGCGTTCGTGCTGCCATCGCTGATGTCGTCGGCGTCTACTTGCCCGGCCCCCGCCCCCCAGTCAATATGCGTATCTTTCACATTGTCGGTCCCCGCAGTAAGTAAGGCGTTAGGGTCGGATTCTGAGGTCAACACTTGTGACCCACCAACGGTGAACGTCGCCGCACCTGTCCACGCCACACTGTCACTGCCAAATGTTGCAATAGGATCAGTTGCCCCCGCATCAAATGTCAAAGCAAACCCGCTTCCAGCCCCAAGCGTATCAGCACCAGTGTTCAACACGTAATCGCTATGGGCTTGTGTGTTGTCCTGGCTGTGGGAATATGCGGTTTCGAAATTTGTTTCTTGCGTAAGCGTGATAGCTGCATTTGTACTGCCATCAGTTATTTTATCAGCGTCTATTGATGATTGGCTTGATATCATGCATATAAAATTGGCGCCGTCGTATTTACAAACCATCATATCATATTGATCCGGGGTCCAATCTACAAGGCCGTGTCCTTTTAACGTCGTGCCTGTAAAATCAATTGTTGTGTTGGCATCACCAAAACTAACAGCAAAAAAATGCCCCGTAGTTAACGCGCCAGCGCCTGCGTCAAATGCTGTGATAGTCGTCGGGCCTGTATTGCCTGTAACAAAAAGGCTCCCTGCTGAAATATCCGGGGTTGCGTCGCCGTCTGCAATACTGTCAATTGAGCCCATATCAAAAATGCCTTCCATAAACATAGATAACGTGTTTATGTCTTTAGTGCCGTCTTTTAGCGCATCTAAAATTTCATTGAACTCAACTGCCGATAGTGTTTGTCCTGTACTTTTATCTGGTATAGTTATCAAACCCGCATTGACTGCTGCGCATGTAAGTGTAATAAAAAGCATTGTTAAAAATATTTTTTTCACGATATCAGCCCCCTATTCTAAAGTAATCGGAAAAGTGTATGTAAACCCTGTTCCGCTTACCACTGCAGTTGATGTTCTACCGGCCCAAAATGGCAAAACTGGAAATGTTCGCCTTAAATCTCTATTTAATCCTGCGTAAACATAACCGCAACTCAATAAAATTAACACGACAAGTGTTATTTTTATAAATTTCATTTTATTAATACCTATATCCTGATATTGCAAAAATTAGTATTAATTTTCCGGTTGCTGAGTTTACAGAATTATTTGTAAAAGCGCATGTAAACGGTTCAATTATAGGAATTAATATGTCATTAACTTGCTCTGTAACAGTTGCGCTTCTATCAGCAAGCTCTCCGTCAAAAATATCTCCATAACTATCAGAACACGCGATGTCATAGTCTGCCGTCGGCGCAGTTGCGCCTGGGTCTGTTACGGCTTTTAAACAGAAATACCCCAGCTTAGTTATTTCATAGTCTGTTATTTCTATTGACGGTATTGATCCATCAGCAGCATCGGCGACCCAGCTTATTTCTATTGTTTTGATATGAGAATTTACAACGCGGTCTGAAGGAACGACAGTGTAACTAATAGTACCGGCGGCGTTAACTAAAATAGGAAAAATAATCAGCGCAATTGTAGTAATAATTAATATTGTCTTTTTCATGAAACTACCCCCTTGTATTGACTCCGCTTTTAATTATATTTATTAAGTCGGATCAGCCAGCTCAATATCCCATGTCGGACACGTTACTGTATTCCCCGAAGTCAAATTTTGGGCAGTGCATGTAGTTCGAACGTGTAACGAAGTATCGCCCGACTTAACCAAACAAACCCAATTTGCCTCGCCTGTTGCCGTCACTGACATATCAGCTTGTTCTGATATCGTTAGCTTGCGCCCTGATACGTCGCCATCTCCTATTGTATAATCCCCGTTTCCGTCGCCTTCGTCAAGCTCAACCTCGGCCAGTTTATACGTTGTCCTGGCTTCTGTGTAGGTCGTTGGCTCAGTGCTACAAATCGTTAAATAATCGCAGCTGTCTGCGATATTTGCTAAAAATACATCGAGGTCATCGTCTAATATTGTTTTTGGCATTTTTTCTTACTCCAAGTATTGCGGTTTTTTTAATTTATAAGTATATCATCGCCTTTCATACCAATTTTATCAATTATATATTCATGTTGGCATTTTAAAATATAGCGTTATTTTTTTTATTAATAGGCCAAACATTATCAACGTCTGGCCTATTATGTGAAACACTGGAAAATCCTTTTTTTACCTCTCCCTGGGCGGTGGCGGTGGGTCTTGCCCAACCAACTCATCATAAAGTTTTTGCAAAAGCCTCAAAATTTCGTTGCATTTTGAATAAATCATGTTTAGCATTATTTACTTACCTCCTTTTTAATTTACTCCTTGTTAATTTATGTTTTTAAAACACTCTGTTTGTGTCTCCGGGTCCACATACAAATCCTGCATAATTTGCGTTATCATTTGGCGGTATTGGAAAACCTTTAGGCCCACCCCGTTGGTTAGGCGCATTGAAATATTCAAAGGTTGCACAGTTATCGGTTGATTTATAAAAATTACCGTTATCGCCTGCAATTACTATTAATGCATCACTAACAAACGGCCATAAATTATATGCATGGGTGTTCGTTGAAAGGTTTTCTGGTATTGTTGTTGTACGCCAGGTTAATAAATCCTTTGTTTTAATAATTGTTATACCTTCAAACTGATTTGACCATGACATAAACACAAATAAATATTGACTATTTTTTCTAATAAAAAACGGAATAAAACCATATTGTGTACTTATATATGGCCCGATTCCTTCCCATTTATCGTCGACAAGCTTAAATATTTTTTGTCCAGTTGTTCCATACTCTCCAGTGCTATAATAGCCGGTTGCTATTAATTCTCCGTTGAACTCTTGTATTCCATAAAATCGCGTAACATTGCTGTTTGTGCCGGTAAGCGACCAGCTTGTTCCTGTAGTTGATTCATAAATACCGTTTTCTTTACTAAGCGCCACATAAAATTTGTTGTTTGCAATAATTAGGTCTTGAATTCTTGCGCTAAAAGTTTCCACATGACTATAGGTTGAACCATCATTTACACTTTTATACAAAGCTTTATCGAACCCGGCATATATTACGCCATTATATGTCATTAAGTGCCGTAACAATTCATTATTCGGCGTTTTTTCATTACTCTGAGATGATTGATTTATTCTTAAAACAGATTTTTTATAGCCCTCTAGTGCATAGCTAAACTCCATTCCAGCTACGTGAGCATATCCGTTTGCATAAAAACCAATATATGGTACACCCGAATAATAATCGGATACATAGGGTGACTCTTCATAATAGTTATTGTATAAAGTCATTGATTTTGAGTATAATTCTGTAAATGTTTCGCCCATATTGCTTGTATAATAAATCTTAGCGTCATAGTCATATGCTAAATCATATACGGTCCTAGGCACTTCTACATATTGTCCCAAATCAGGGTCCCATATTTCGATATAAATTGTATAATATGCGGGCCTTCCATGTATGCCGGTATTAGCCAAATAAAGCTCTGTACTCCCTCCAGATATTCCTATTATCTGAGGTTGCTCCCAATCCTGATCTATGAATTCTATTATTACCTCTTGACCTTCATAAAAACTTGATAGATCGCCTGTGCGATAGTTAAAAGTTACATCGTCAAGCGTTGCTGTTTGGTTTATATCAAGAGTTTCGTTTAGTACGCTACTTTTAGCTTCGGTCAAGGCTATATCAGCGGTTGAAACACCCATGCTTGTTATTGTTCCAAATCTATGTGTGGGTTTAAATTTTTGCCAACCCGGTAAAATCGTGTTATTCCAAAATGTCGCCTGTGCGATTCCCGATATCGCTGGCTGTAATTGTCCGTCCCTGACCGAATCATAAACCGCATTTCCGTTGTATCCAGGTTGTATTACTACCGTGCCGCGTTCTCCTGGAATTTCTATTGTTCCTACATTGCCTGTCAATCCTGTTTCCTGATCGATACACCAAGCGTTTATCTCGGGATCTTCGGGTATTTTTTCCGTTAAATAGTCTTGCCGTTTTTGTATGCTAAGTTTGCGGGCCTGTAGCGCTTCTAACGCCGCACCGGTTGCCGTTGCTATACGCTCGTTTATCGCCTCAATTTTTGCAGGTATTGCGGCCAGTTCCGCGTCCGCACGGCTTGTATCTAAAATCAGGCGTATTTTATAATACCCTCCGCCGATTTCAGATAATATCAAGGCTTTACCCATATGCTTTTTAAGCCTCTGTCAATTCCATTGTCTGGTTTGTCGTGCTAACCGAATAACTTATGTTTCCAACAACTATAGTATCCGTTCCTATCTTTGCCGTATCGCCAGGACGCAAATCTAAATCAGGAGTAGGAAATCTAAAAACAGAGCGTCCATCTCCATACAGCCCTTGATATGTTACATTTGACGGCCTTAGTTCCACGCCTTTATTTGTAAACGTTGTTGTTTTATAACCAGACAATGTTATTGATTGATTAACGCCGCCTTTATCCCAACGCAACGTATTAAAATTTGCCCTAGCAATTTCTTCGGAATGAGTAACAACTCCGTTTATTTCATACTTTAGCGTAATAAAAATATCGCCGTTTGTACGAAGGTTTATTTCGTCCAAATAGTCAAGCGTAGGTACTACCGCTGATAAATAGCTTGCTTCTCCGCTTTTCATGCGACCCTGAAAACTGCTTATAGGTAACGTTAAGTCTGTTTCACCATCTTCGGCCCCTGTAAGCGTTAGCGTGTAAAGCTTTATAGCCCGTTCATCTTCCGTGCCGTAGTCTTGTATTGTAACAACATTAGCAACGTCAAGCGATACTGACATGGGGTTGACAACTAACGTGTGTTTTTGCGTTAGGTCAATATTATCAATTGATAAAGCTAAAAGCGCGTCTTGAACGTTTAATGGCCCCAGCTCTAAATCAACAGGCCCTTCAGCGCCTAAGCCTAACGATATGTCTTGAACCGCTAACGTGTGTTTTTGCGTCAAAACAACATTATCAATAGATATGCCAAGTGACATATCTTCAGCTTCTGCTGTCGGAAGCGTTAATGTTAGCGGCCCTTCAAGGCCTAACGCTAATGATAAGTCTTGAACCGCAAGCGTGTGTTTTTGCGTTAAAACTAAATTATCAATTGATATTGCGCTTGCCGCATCGTTAACTGCTGGAATTGTAACCCCAGTCTCCCATTCAACATGAAGCTCTGCCTTGCTACTACCGCCGGAATAGTCATAACTTCGCGCCGATCTTTTAGCGTCGTAAGAGGTTCCATCATTTCTTATGTGTACAGTTACTGAATTTCCGCTGCTAAATCCGGGACGGTCAATAACTTCCTGCAATATGCTAGTTAATGATATTGTATTGTAGTAACTATTTGTCGTCCAATTAGTCGTAAAATCCCAATCAATTGAAGAGGTTAGACTTCTACTTTCTAGATCCGTTTTACTTGTCGGGGCAGTCGAATCATCAACGTCCTCAAAATAAATTTTCGTTCTTACCGTGTCGAAGGAAAGATTTTCAGCAGCGCGAAAGCGAACATAACACGAAGTTATTGTTGCTCCTTGAGGAATTGTAACATTTTGAAATCTAAACCAAGATTTTATATAGTACGAATTCCAGTTGCCTATATAAATATAATCTTCTGTATCCACAAAATAGTAAAACGCTATTGAAGGATGAGAAAAGCCATCATCTCCCGACGCCGCAGGATAAAAGGTGCCGCTTGCCATTAGTTCATTTTCTCCTTAATCGCAAATGTCATCTTAACCGTACCTTTTGTTACTGCAAAATTGCTTATCCCTGCTTTGAAAAAACCTTCCGATGTTGATAAATATACAAGCGATTCCGTTGTGAAAATATCCCATAAAATATCTGTATCCGATTCACTTAAACTTGCTTCAACTGTGATTGTTCTATCGCCGTGCGAAAATCCCTGATGTGTAACTATACTTTCGCCGTCTAATGTCGGCACCTGAGTAACACGCGCCGATGCAGTTTTTAATTCAGAATCCGGCAACTCTTCAAAAATTAATGTTCCCGCTGTATTGGCTGTAATTGTTGAAACACTAATCATTTTACACCCCTATTAAAAATTCTCCGCCAGTTTCTACTATCTCTGCTTGTATGCTAGACATAATTTCCATCCAAATAGCATTCAAATGTGGTTCAAGCCCTGCTGCGTCAATTGATATTGTGTATTGTTTTGATCCTAAAAGCCTTGTTTTTTCTTCTATTAATTTGATTTCTGCTTCTGTTAACTCTTTTTGCAGCCTTAAAGCTTCGTCCCTGCGGTCGTTTTCAAGGTCTATTTGTTGCTCAATAATTGATCGAGATCTGCCTTCAGCGTCGCCAAGTGCCGTTACATAAGCACTTAGTGTGTCGCCTGTGCTCTGTACTACTACGTCAATACTTTCAAATGCCGCTTGCAATACGGCTGCGCTTGCTTCAACTTCCGCTATGTCAAGTTTAGCTTTCCATTCTACGGCAGTTTGTAGCGTTGCCGCTTGCGCTTTTACTTGCTCAATTTCTAAATCAATTTCTTTAAGATCAATCTTGGCTTGTATATCGAGCTGTTTATCAATGTTTTTATCTATTGTTTCTTGCGCTTCTTTTGCGCTGGCTTCGTCGGCAGTTACAAAGGCGTTTACATCTATAACGCCATCAACATTTTCGCTTATTGTTTGGTTTGCTTGCTGTGCGCTAAATATATCGGCGGCAGCTTCAATAGATATATGTTGATCTTCTGATATCGCTTCAATTTCTGCAATTGCGTTTTCGGCTGTCTCTGTGTCTGCTTGCGAGAAAAAATCAACCAAAATTCCTTCTGATACTAAATCATATATTGCATCTTCTGCTTTTGTTACACTTTCGATGTCAGCAGTAACCCCCATTGTTGTGTATTTAGATTCGGGGACTTCATTGATTTGCGCGATCATTTCGTCAATATCTTCTTTTGACGGCTCTAAATTTTCAATATCTATTTCCGTTGTAGCTTTTCCTGGTATTGCTATTATTTGATCCTTATATTTTATAAAACCATCTTTGGCTAAAGCGACGTTTTCCTCTAAAGCCGCAACCGCTTTGTCTAAGTCTTCTGTGCCGGTTCTCCAGTCTTTTTGTAACCCTGTTATATTAAACACTTCGTCTGCCCATAAAAACAGCTTGTCAAATGCTGTACCAATATGAGGTGCCAATTGTGTTAATAGAACTGTTCCCAACCCCGCCGCTGCTATTCCCAAAGCGGGCATTCCCAGCGGTCCAGCTAAGGCGATGACTTTGGTTGCAAGCCCAGTAATACTTGTTAGTGATCCTGAAGCCTTTAAGCCTAGATCGCCAACGTTAGTTATTGCGCCGACAATTTTACTGCCACCGAGAGCCTGCAAACCACCAACCATTGACGATATAAATCCTGCGGCAGTACTTACAGCCAATCCCATGCCTGCTATTTTCCCGCCTAATTCAAATATTTTTGGATCTAAATCTGAAACATATCCGTAACCTGTAGATATTAATTCAAAAAATGGCGTTAGCCCTTCAATAACGCCGCCGACGATATCATTTAGGTTTGTTATTGCATCAACAACAGCTTGCATTGCAGCAGCAAGCCCCTCAGGCGTAGTAATATCTATATCGCCAAAAATTGCCTCAAGCGCTCCAGTTAAAGCATCTCCGATACCTTCAATTGACCCTACAAGCTCCGTTAAATCTAATAATTCGAACGCTTCAGGTAACGCATCTGCTATGCCGCTTAATAATTCTGCGGCGTCCTTTCCAAATTCTTCGAATAAATCTATAATAGGATCAAACGTGCCTTCATCAATACCTACTTCCACGCCTTTAAAAATATCAGTTAAGCCCCTCACAACCGCTACATACTCATCCCTAAGATCGTCTCCCACAGCTATAATTGCCGTTTTAACATTATTAGCAAGGTTTTGATTGACGGTTGTCATCTCTCCCGCCATTGTCTCGTATGCATCTTTAGCAGCATCCATTTTTGTTTCCATGCCTTCTAATGCATCACCAAACTTTCCACTTTCATCTTTACCTAAAGTTAATGCTCCCGCTAAACCTTCAACGCTACCAAAAAGCACCCCCATTGATTCTATATTTCCGTCAGTTGCTTCTACAACGTCTTTTAATACTCCATTCAAACCTTTGCTTTCTAGTGCTGCTGCGTTAAATTCTAATCCTAAGCTGTTAGCTAATTTTGCGGCTTCTCCAGTTGGTTTTATTAAGCTATTTATAACCCCTTTTAATTGTGTAACAGCTTCTGCAGTTGATACGCCCGATGTTGCTGTTATTCCTGCCACGCCTGCCGCTAATTCGTCAAATTCAATACCAGCAGCTGCTGCAATACCAATAATGCCGCCTAACGCGTCTGATAATTCTGGAATAGTTGTCGCGCCAAACTTTACAGCTTGAAATAATGCATCGCTAAATTCTCCTGCGTCTTTTGTTTCTTTTCCATATGCGTTTATTGCAGATGCCAATAATTTTGTTGTGTCTTTTAATTCCGCCCTTCCGCCTACCGCCAGTTCTTCTGCTTCATTTAGTAGGCCTAAAACGTCTTTATATTCAGTCCCAGCTGAAACCGCATCATAAACAGCTTCGTTAATATCTTCTATAGCTAAAGATGAGTCCTTGGCATAGTCTATTATATCATCCTTAAACTTTAGAAGATCTTCATCGGTTAATCCAATAAGTGTGTTTATTTCTTGAATTTGTTCGTTAAAATTACCCGATTCTTTAACAGCTAATAACATTCCCCCGGCTGCTAAAGTTGCTAAAGCCCCCTCCATCGCCAAAACATCTTTTGCAACATTAGCAAGGGGCGCCGTTGCGGCCTCTAAATCTCCAAACCCTTTAGCAACACTATCAACAGTTTTGCTTAATTTATCATCGCCTTGAAAAATAATTTCAACTACTTTTGATATATCAGCCATATTTTTACCCTAAAAAAAGCACAGTGAGTTTATCGCGCTGTGCTTCTTTTCTGCTCCAAATTATTATAGAATTTTTCCCACAGCCCTAACTCACATTGCGTTAGATATCCTTCGGGGAAAATATCCGGTCGTACTTCGTATAAAAACCTCCCTCTGGCATAACATAAGCTCAGGCACCCTCGAATTTCTCCGTTTTGCCAGAGGGCCTGGATTTTCCCGGCACCACACCTCCTATACCAGTTAGCTCGTAAATTTGGTTTGTTATATCGTAGAACTCAACCGGAAAATATTGGCTAAACTTTAATACAAATTCTATTTCAGAAACACGCGTTTTTTTGTTTTCAAGCTCTGGGTCTATGCTACCGATTAAAAGCGTTTCAACCCGTTTTGCAAAGTCCTCGGGCGTTTCACTTGCTATACTTAAAAACTCCGCCCAAGCTTTAGTTCGCTCGGTTTTTTGCCCGCTTGTTATCGCAGTAATAATGTCCTGCCGGTTCTGATATTTTTCCGCCGCCGCCCGAGTTCTAGCTAGCTCTTTTGCGGTCAACCCCCTAACTTTCCAGACATCAGACCCATTTGAAAAATATGCCTTTAGATTTTTATTGCGAATCTTAATATCCCGCGTTGGCGCCTGATACTTGTCAGACATAAACTTGTTAATTTCAAATGTCATCGCATCAACCCAATACGTTAACCGTATCCGTGCTGTTTAGCGGCGAGATAGTGCAGCTTGCCGTTATATTATCTGCCGCCGGAAAAGTACGACTTATGCCCAGATATCCTTGACATAAAATATAGATTGATTCTAAAATATCCTGCTTGAATTTAAACCACAGGATTTCATCAGCCAAGCTCAGCAGGTTATCGTCAATCCCAGTGTCGAGGTATGCCGTAAACGAACCTTGACCAAGGGTGCTCGTCTTTGCAGCAAGCGTTTTTCTATAAACTGATGTTGAACTAACGCTGTGAGTCTGCTCAGGCGGCACAAAATCTGATGCAATAGGGACAGCCACGAAATTTGGCGTATAATATTCTGCATACACCTTTTTGGGCAAATCCCCGGTATGGCTATCAGGCAACGCTGAACTGAAAACAATTCCGGCGTTTCCGATAATGCCGTTTTCTACGTCAACGCGTTCCTCCTCCCAAGCGGGATTGTTATACCATTCAGTATGCTCTCCCGGTATATTAAAAATTTCATCACTTGTTACTACAGCCGCAGTGAATCCGGTTGTTCTGACTTGCGCAATTTCTATATCACCAACGGGGATATAAGGCGGGCCCCCAGCCGTGCCTCTAGATTCGTTAAATGCGCTAGCATGTTCCGTGCCGGTTACTATTGCAATCGCGCCCAATGATGTAACAGTAACACTATTAATAATATGAGTCTCAGGATCAGTTGATCGGGTTATTGTCTCGCCAGCAGACGCGCCCACTTCTGTTAATACACCGGCCAAATAACAAGTCAGAGCCGCTACATCAACCGTATTATTTGCAGTTCCGGGCGTTACCGCGCCGCCGGTTGCAAGGCCGTTAGGTTTTACATCAGGCGTTTTGCCTGATTTTTTAGACCAAAGGCTGTCCGCACTTTTAAACGTCATATTATCGCCCTGGTCCGTTAACTCCACCATTGAAACTAAACTTTGGCTGTGCTCGTAGTAAATGACAGCATCTTCAGCAGTTGGCATTTTGTGGTACCTCCTAATTTATTATTGCGTGTATGGATCACCTAAATCTGTATTATATTTTATTTGAAAAGTGGCAAAAGCGCCGACTGTTTTGTGTTTTTCTTCCGGGTAATCGTCGGTACCGCCTCTTATATATTGTATACTATCAACTTCTGTTAGTGTTGCCTTAAACGTTGTATTAGTAAATGCTTTTATTAAATCGCCTAGCATTTGATTACTTATCACCGATGGGTTGGAGTCGCCATAATCAACTATTGCTTCAATTAAAACTTCCATCGTGCAAGCGTTTTTGCCAAATCGTTTTTCTACTTCTTCTGGTTTATCTATTATATTGACCGCCGGTAACTCTCCTGGCCCGAATGCGCTTCGCCCCCGTGCCGTAGTCCCTCCGATATTTGTATTATAACCGTTGACTACCGTAATTTTAGCCGCTTGCACTTGAAGGTCTTGCAATATCAGCTCTCTAATCGTGTTTGCCATTACTTTATTTTTGTTAATTCAAAATTTAATTCAGTAGTTAAATTTTTACTAAATCTTTCGTCAGCTTTTGAAACAACCTCATTTAATACTTTTTCATTGTGTAGCATGTCCGCTGCGCTTATGCCGAAAAGCTCTGTTATTGGCAACCTATACTTTTCCGGTAATTTACCATATTTTAATTTTTCTTTTTTTGCTTTCATTTTTCGGCCATACGTGTATTCTCTTTCAAAAACCCCTTTATGACCGCTTTTCATTGTCGCTATAAACGCCCAATATAGTCTAGACCGCCCCTTGCTTTTTTGAACCCTTAGTGTTACACCTTTTTTCGTTTGGCTTGCACTAAATTTCAACAATGGAATTGGATTATGCTCTGCTTCTGTTTTACCTTTCAAATTTGATATTGTTGCAATATATTTTTTTATGCTTTTTCTAATTATAGTAGCTGGGGCCGTATAAACTTTAGTACTTTCTTTGACCATATCAGTTCTAACACCTGTCAAAGTTTTATTTATTGCCCTTTTCATAACTGGCTTTGAACCCTTGTTAACACTATCAAGTATAACAAGCACATCGTTAAGTTGTTGCTTATCAACATTAATTTTAATCACGTTTTTACGGCCACCTTATAATAAAAAAGGTCGTTCTCCATGCGCTCCTCAACATCCCAATCCGCGCCGTCAATTGTAAACGTTTCGCCGCGCTCCGGCACCTTGCCGATATCAGCTACAAGCCCTTCAATAGTCGTAACTGTTTCAGGCGTTTGTGATTCGTAGCCCACTGGCTGGTTATCAACAAACGTCTCCTTAAATACCGTACAAGACACCGGATCGCCGACGGATGGCGTAAAGGTAGCGGATACACCATAAACCCGTAAAAGCGCTGCCCCGGCTTGGGAAAATATCGGATCTGCCGCGGTTGCCATTATTTAGCCTGTTAGAACGTAAATCAAAGAAACAAAAATTCTGCCGGCCGTAAGCGCTGCCGTACCAATTACACATGATAGCTGAGTTGCAGCGGTCATTTTTAGCGCTGTTGCAGCGGTCCATACTGGCACTGTATCAATCTGTGCCGCTAAAGTTAGCGACGCTACTGCGGTTGCCGCTAAAACGTCCTCACTGCTTAACAAGTGAAAAGCCACGGTCGCAGAACCGTCAGATGTGCAAGCCGCTTTTACTTCTATCATACCGCCTAGCACAATTGCGTCATCTGGAACATAATCGTTTGTAAGTACTATCGTACTTACAGCGCCGCCGTGTGTGGCAAAATCATATTCAAAAACAGCCACGCCCAGGTTGCTATATTTTTCAAGACCTGTTTCTTGCATATCTTACCCCCTTTATATTAATTTCCGTCGTTAAAATATAACGCGCGATAACTGACTGCCTTTGCGCCCGCATCAAGCCTGACTTTGTATTCGGTTCCGTCAACAGTCCACCCTACCTGTGATTCCAGGTATGGTCTTTGCTGCCCGTCAAGAAAATAAACGTTTACGGTTTTGCCTTTCATTCCAGCCAGGTACCAAGCTGCAGCGTCCGTATCATCAAGCCTCGGTTCATGTACGCGGGTCAAATATGTGCCGTAATAAATATTGGTCCGGGTTGAGGCAAACGTGCTGTCAGTTGCCACCGTGCTATGATCAGAGAATGTCTGAGAACTGAAGAAAATTTCGGCGGTTCCTTCAAGCGCTTTTGGCCCGATATAATACATCGGCCTAATGTTAAGCCGCCTTAGACCTTTAAGATCTTTTTGGGTTCCCATAGCAAGCACGCCAGCTGTAATTGTAGCCTCCCCAGGAGCTGCGCCTGAGCCAGCAGCTACATAATTTCCGTGCGCCGTAGCAAAAAGGGCGACGCCATCACCCATAGCTGCATTCGCTGTCAACACTGCATACGCGATATCGCCTATTTTTCTACTTGCCGCCTCACCGTGTAGCATCGGAATTTGAGTCAATGCGTTTAGATCGTCATTAATAATCGCTTGACGCGAAATAGGCCATATTTTACCGTAAGTCGCAATTGAAAAACTTTCTTGTGCTTCTGCGGCCGAGCCGTATTGATATTGGCTATTCTCTGGAATTTCTTCTAAATCATCGGCTTCGCCTAGCCTTGGGATATAATTTGTTTTGAAATCCGGCACTGATCCTGTACCGCACCAAATATTCCAAGTTTCCTGGTTATTATCAAACCCCTCAAAAAGCGATTTGTTTGCTACGTTAGCTAAAACATACGGCAAATCCCCGGTAGTAGTGGCTTTAAGATTCAACGCCCTGCCGACCATATCAAGCGTTCTGCCGCCAGTCGGCATATTAGCTCGCTGTAGCGATAATCTAGCAAGCTCTTTTAAGCTATATCCTGCCAAATCTTCGGCGCCTGGCGCCGGTTTTTCAGGTGTCGATACTGAGCCCGCCCTAATTAAAATAGCATCTTCAGCAGCTGCCTTAAACTTATCGCGTTCATCTTTTTCAATTACCGCAGGTCCTAGATGTTTTGCCTCGTTGTCAAGCATGGCTTTCAGCTTAGGGAATAAAACCTCCCGCGCCTGATCGACAGTATAACCCTTGCTAATAAGTTCATCGGCTTCGGATTCCATTTTTAAATCGGCGCACATATTGCGGATCTCAATATTTCTTATTCGTTCTTCTGCTGCCGCCAGCTTTTTAATTGTTTCAACATCCTCGGTTTTAACTTCCTGCCTGTTTACTTTTTCGTTGCTTTCCGCTAAATCCCAAACCGGCTTTTTTTCTTCGGTATTGGGTACATCAAGTTTTTGCAAAAATTCCCAAGCCTCTTTGTCTGTCGCTTCGCTGTCAAGGCCTTTACTTTCCAGGAATTTTCTCAGCTTTTCATCCATTTTATTACCCCCTGTTTTTTGATTTATATCAGCTCTTGTCTTGGCCCTTCGGTCTGCGCCGATTGCCAGAATGCTTAATTCTGCGGGCTCCCATTTGGTTCTAACCGTAAGCGGCCCGCTATATTTTTTCCCTTCTATAGTTTTAGTCTCGCCCTCGTCTATTACTACTGATTTTAATGTTCGATATCCGACGCTAAAACTATCAAGGTGGTTTTCCTGTACCTTAATCCAAGGGCTTTCCGCTTCATCGGCCTTAGAAAAAAATACGCGCCCTGTTAACATATCTTTTTCAGTTATTATATTTTTGAAGCTTCCCAAAACTGCTCGGGTTTCGTTTCGGTTGTGAGAATCTAAAAGCGGTAGCTTGCGTGTTTTAGGTAGTTTAACGCCTGACATTAAAAGCACTTCGTCAATGATTTCCATTCGTTCCCAATCGAAAACACGCGCCGGATCTTCAGTCGTACCGATAACGCCGACACTTCTATTTTCTACGTCCAATGACTTTGGCGCCCCATTTTCGGTATCTATATAAGCGGCCCTGTAGTTTAAACCACCTGTATTGTTTTCTGGCATATTATTTCCTTAAGCTTATTATGCTCGCTTTTTTATCAGGCGCTACCGCCGCCGGATTATTGGCGAGCGCCGTGCTAATTTGCTGTAAATTAAAAGGCAATCCCATCTGTTCAGCTAACTCCATCGCCCGTTTAATTTCCTTGTAAATATCTTCCAGTTTTCTGCCCCGCGCACGGGCTATTTCCTGGGGGCTGCGTAGCAGTGCGTTAAGCTGTTCAACGTGGGCCTTTGATTCTCTAAGCGGGTCAATTGATTCCATTCCGGGCGGTTGCCACTCGGCTTTCAAATAGCGGGCTTTTTGCGTAAAATAATTTGGCAAATCAAGCTTGCCAGCCATTACTGCCATATCTATAACAGGGTGAATAGTAGGTATTCCGAAGTGCCGTATGTGACGCATTGAAATAGGCCTCAGCTGTTGAGCAAAGTCGTTTCTAACCATACGCCCTGTGCTATAATTAAGGCCTTTATAATCGCCTGTTAGGATTTCATACGGCACGTTTGTTACTACCGATAGCATAGTAAGCATTAACCGTACAAACGGGCTAAAGCTTTCCCCAGGTCGCGGATTTTTAGCAATTTCTACTCTTTCGCCGGGGTCTAAATATTCGATTATAGCGTTTTCCATTTCATCGATTTTTTTGGTGCTATCTTCTTCATCTGTATCAAGCAAAATTTGCCTACTTGCCAAATCGGGGCTCTCAACAAACGCCAAATATTTAGCCGCCATTTTTGCCGCGTCAACTTCTGCGTTCATGAAATCAAGTAAATCATGAGCCATTAAAACGCCGCTAGTAAACGGAGAAATGCCGCGTAGCTGTCCAGGTCGTAGCGTTTTAAAACCGTGTACTACTGCGCTGGCCGGTATTTTTATTGATTTGCCCCAAGAGTCGGGATCGGTGAAATGATAGTTTACTACCGCGCCGGTGTTAACATTGTATTCAATGCCTTGCTCAATTTTAGTATTAGCATTTTGATCAAAATTAATTGTGCTGTCTAACCAGTCGGCCTCATAAATTTGGAGCGATAACGGAATATAACGCCCAGGCCTTTTATCAAGTCGCTTTACAACAATAAACTCGCCTGATTCGACATCCTGCCGTTTCATCAATTCCATTATTTCATAATAATGTAACCGCCCCGCTATGTCGGCCTTCTCAGCCCAAAAATCAACGGCGTCCTCTATTTTTTGATTAGTTTTTGTGTCTAATACTTCGGGGTCGTTTGGCAAGGTTACACGTGGCTCATAGGTAATGCCAGCGCCGACGGTATAGTCGCAAATCGCATTTATAGCCTTGGCAAAATAGGGAAAATCCCTTACAAGCTGCCTGATACGATTTCTTACCGATACAGCCGAATTGCCTATAATATCGTTGACGCTGCTACTTGTCGGGGTCCAGCCGCCTGTCATGCGGTTTGTATCTGCCGCCGCGTAGGTCGCTGATCGTGTGGCTTGTAATTTTTTACGATGGAATTTTCTGACTAATGCGGATTTAGGAGCAAATATACCTATAAAATTATCTATTGCGGCGCCTAATGCATCTGATATCATCCCCGGCCCCCCTGTTTGGCATACGCCCGTCTAACAAGGGTGCCAGCTTCAATCGCCGCTTGCTTTTCATAAAATGCTAAAATGCGCTGAAGCTCATCTAGGCTTCGATATTCAATTACTTTATCGCCGTATGCAACGCGCCCGGCGGGTCCGATAGAATCAGATATTGCATTTTTTAGGGCTGCTAATTCGTCCGCCCAATTGGAGAAAGTCGCCATAATACGCTATTATATACGCAGTATTACAGCAATTTTTTAGATATGAATATATGAGGTTAAATAGGAAAGATTATTTGAATTTAAGCTAAGTTAGGACTTGACAATATGATTTTTATTTCCGTTACCACCACCATTTACCCGTTTAAATATTTGTTCTTTGCGCCATTCGTCTATCATATCGCTGTCTGATTCCCAGCCGCCGGGCTTCATTTTTACGGCTGGGAATCCGCGCGACTGAATCCAAATCATTATCGTTGATTCAGAACGCCGGCAATAATCACAAATTTCGTTCATCCCGCGTAACCCTGGCATGTGATCACCTATTCCCTATTGTCGTTTAATTTCGGGCGACCTGCTTTTTTTTTCGGCTGTCGCTTCGGATCTGGCTCTAAAAATTTGTTTACCTTTGGCGCTGCAAACTTATCTTTGTTCATCAGCCAACCGTTTAAATTTTTTCTACTGGCTACCCAAACCGCATCGCTGTTGCGCTGTATTGGTAGGCCCTCGTTTTGCGCTTTTAACATAATAGTTGACTCGCTCATGTTCATAAATTGGCAAATTGCATTTACACCGATTAAATCGTCCATTTTATCGCGCTCCTTTTTTAGTGGTTTAAGTGATTTCCTGCCAGCTGGTTGCCATTTGTATTTTAAACCCGGAAACTCTTGTTTCATCAAATCTTGCTGTATTGCAGACATAATATCTTTCCATATTTCCTGTAATTCATATGAAATGTCTGCCCCGCCGTCTATTGTAATTGTTTTATTTTCAGTCACCACGCCCTCGGTTTTCTGCCCATGCGTTTTAACTCAGTCGCTTTTTTATGTACTCTCGGCCTGCGCCGTGTTCGTTCCGCTTTTTGCCACCCAATGTTTAAAATTCCAAGCCTGTGAGCAGCCGCGTAGGCATAATTCCAGCAGTCGAGGAAATCGTTTCTATCTCTGGTTTTTATCCACTCAAACTCTCGATATCCTTTTTTTACCCGAGTTACAAGTTTTTCAGCTGTTAACTGCATATAAAATTCATCGTCTAAGCCTGCATGAAAATGTATATAGTTTGGTCCCGGTGTTTCTATTTTTAACCGATTATAAAGCGTTTTTTTAGCGTAACTAACCCCAACATTCCACAATAAAACGCCTGATTTAATCACGCCGCCATCAATTGTAATGTCCTGAGGTTTAGGGTTTTGGCGTACTAACGGATCGTTAAACCCTTTGCTGCCCTTGATCGCCATTGCTTTCGGCGCATGTTGCCGACAATAATAATATACTTCGTGTGTGTGCATACCGCCGGAGTC